CAATGTTTTTACTTTCAATAGAAGAGGTCTCATCTTCAAGCGTATTTATCAATTTGTCTATTTCAGCTTTCTCATCTTTGACAAGTTTAGAATTTTCTTCGATTTTCTTATTATAGTTGTCCTGCGCCCTTTCTGCCACTGTCATAGAGTCGCCCGCAAGAACAACAGCCGTTATGAGAGCCCCAAGTGCAACAGCTGCCATTACATACGGATTGGCAAGTATGGTCTTGTTCAATGCAGCTTCTGCAACTGTTAACGCCTTTGTCGCTGTAGTATGCAACACTTGCGCCATAGTCATGCCATTGGTCATTTGTGTAGAAAGGATAAGAGCTGTCTTGTATGTTCCATAGGTAATAACCATCCCAGTCAACACTTTACCCACCTGCTCGTAATTCTCAACTAATTTTGTTGCCATCTGTACAGCAGACATAACAACGCCCTCTCCCTTACCGCCAATCTCATTGAACATATTATCAAAACTCTCTTGGAGCATTGAAATCTGCCCGTTTAGTGTCTTTGCGCCCTCTTGTGACATACCGAAGAACTTACCACCTGCTGATGTAGCAGAGATAAACGCATCTTGCACCATCTTGGAAGATATTGCGCCCTTTGACATTTCCTCTTTAAGTTGACCGATAGATTTACCTGTTTTTCGTGCGATTTCCTCTAACGGATTGAAGCCAGCATTGACCATTTGCATTAAGTCTTGTCCCATCAATTTCCCTGCCGATGACATTTGAGAAAAGGCGAGGGCAAGGCCATTAAATTTGCCAGTGTCACCCATAGAGATGTCGCCGATAGCCTTTAAGTAATCAATGGACTTCTCCGCTTCGATACCGAAGGAAGTCATCATCTGTACCGCACCGACCATATCTTTAGTATTCAGCGGAGATGCAAGGGCATATTCTTTAATTTGCCCCATGATATTATTAAGCCGTTCTTGACTACCACCTAATAATACTCTTAATGATGTCTCCATACTCTCGAACTCTGCTCTGACGGATATAATCTTACTTCCAAGCTCTTTTAGCCCCAATCCGCCGATTACCATTGTGCCAATTTGCTTCATCTTTTCAGAAAGCATATTCATGGTTTGAGCAGTTCCGCCACCATCTTCTCTTAGTAAGGCGTACTCATCGCGAAGCCTCTTTACAGAGAGTCGTGCGTTTGCCTGTTCCTGTGTCAGTCCGAAAAGTGCCGCTTTTTCTTCCTCAAGAGCATTCTTTGCAGCGCGCCACTCTGCGAGTTTGCTACCTGCCGACATGGGAGAAACTTTCGCCGCCTCATGATATGCTTCTCCAAGTCGCCTTACGTCTGCGGCAACGTCTTTAACAACAGATTTTTGTGCAATAATCTTCTCTGTGAAGCTATTAACATTTTGAGATGCTGCAAATATTTTTTGCTTAAAATCGCTCTCAACAGCGGCGGATGCTTGCGCAATGCGTCCAGTTACATTACTTAACTCCTTAGATGTTTGTTGCAACTTTACATTTAGAGCATTAAAAGCCGTCGGGTCTTGAATAGCGTCCACACCTCTAATCTCCTGTTTTAACTTCGCTATCTCGTCTCGTAACCGCTGAACTTTCTCATAGTCCGCTTGTATACGGAATTTCAATTCTGCCATATCTACTTTCTTCTTCTGTTTGCGAGTTCCTTACCGCTGATCTTCTTTACCACGTCACCGAAAGCTTCATGTTGCTTATCTTTCTGCATAATAATGAGATTGCGATAAGGAATTTGATTAACTACTTCGTCATACGTCAGATGCAAGCTATCTATGAATGACGCTATTTGCCCTAAAAGTGTCTTATTCCCGACTACTTCGGTGTTGCTGCCAGCAGGCTTGCGTTCTTCGTCAAACTGACAGCTTTCAAGAAAGGGGCGATGCCAATAAGGTCAAAACCTGCTGCAAGCGCATCTACGACCTCATCAAGTGTTCCGTTGCATAATTCCTTTGTCTTGGATAAATCGCCTGCCATAAGCCACGAGAGAGCCTTTGCGTATGCTTCACTATCCTTTGCCGATAGGAGCATCTCTTTTACTGAGCTACCCTCTGATAAGTTTATGTCACTGATACACGATATAGCACCTGCCAACCGCTTAATCGTAGGAGGTTGGATAGCATATGCTTGATTATTCACATAGACAATCGCATAATCATTGCCTAAGATTGCATCTGATACTAATTTACTTGCTTTACTCATAATAAAAATAAAAAGGGGTGGAGGTGGTCTTTTAGCCACGTTCCACCCCGATGTTACCCCTAAAACTTTACCTTATGCCAAAGCCTTTACCTCTGACTCGTCAAAGTTATACTCTGGTGACACGCCATCAGCAGTAGGAGCCTGAACAAGACCCTTGACTGCAATAGCGATAGCCTTGTCGGTGTTCGCCTCACGTGCTACAATCTGACAATTAGGGAAGATGAACCATACATCGTCCTCAGTCAGACAGAATAGAGCCTTCTTGATGACAACCTTGTCAGTAGCTCGCTTCCAACCAACGATGTCATCTTTGTCAGCACCTGCACCGCCCTTCTTGATGACTTCTCCACCCATAAGAGCAGCTTTGGCAGCATAGTCATACTGACCGATTGAGAACTGGGGCGTAATCTCGCCTTGAGTGGTGTCATAGCGGTATGCTTGACCTGTGAGCTGGTTCTTGTATGGAGTAACAGAAGCCTCGCTCTCCTCAATGTTCCATGTCTCACCATGCACGTTCATTACCTCATTCTTAGCTGTCTTAGCAGCCTTGATGATTATACTTGCACTTGCTGCGGTAAGGTCATTCTTGATTACGGAAATGTCAGCATAAAAAATCTTCTTAATGCCGACAGCTGAAATTTTTCCCATATTTACTTTACGTTTAATGCGTTAAACAATATTCTACAATTAATAAAATGGCACTTCAAAGCAGTGTCCGCTTCAATGTGGATAGTATCTATCTCATAGTTGTACCTTGTTCCGTCAAACTCATCTGTTACGCTTTTGAAGAGTTCTTTTGCCTTTCGCTCTAATTCCTTTAATCGGAGTGTGTTGGCAATTTTCACCCCCAAATCGGGAACACACAGATTGACTTCACAAAAGCACTTCTCCCAATACTTGCTCGGTGTCTGTCCTTTCACGTGGATAGTAATGCGTTCATCTTTCAACTCCCCATTAATGGTCTTGCCAAAAGGAACTATCTCTATCCCAAACGCCTTGCAATCTCGGTATAGAATATCTGCTATGTCGGTAGTTACTATCATAAGTTCTATTCAGTTACAATCTCCCAATCATTTGCAAAGATGTCAAGCCAATTTGGGACGTAATTCGTAGCGACAACACCGCCATCAGCATACCTTTTCAGTTTCAAACACTGGCTGCGGTAATGAATAGTTTTCGTGTCGCTTGCCAACACAAATCTCTTTGCGTCATTTGGAAGGCTTTGCATCTTTGGTACAATGTCAGATTCGATGTCAGAATCTATCTGCTTGACAACACAAATGCCATCACCCCAAATGCTGCGTCTTACGACTTTCCCATCTTGCAGGGATGTAATAACTTCTCCGAAATTCATATCATTCAAACATTTCTTTTAGTTTCTTCTCTGCTCTCAATGCAGGGTCACTCAATACTACAAATCCCTTTGCCTCGACAAAAGATGCGTAAGGAGCGGTGTTCTCTAATGTCAGTCCGTCCTTGTCTACATCGAATGTATTGGACGTTCTCAATGTGAGTGTGTGGTCTTGGTATGTTCCGCTTTCTTCTGCATCCTTTACAGCCGCATCGCCCACGTCTATCATACCTTTCTGAACCTCCCACTTTATGTCATCAAAGAACTCATCTACATCGGAGAAATCACTATCTATAACCATAATTCAGAGTTATTGAAATAGTTAGCGTTCTTCACAATGTAAACCTTTCCTTCTCCTCGTACGCTTTCTCCATCAAGACATCTAACCTCTGTTCCTGCTTTAATATCGACATTTATCTCACATACTACGTGGTAGTTAGGTCTGTACACCTCACCATTAGGAGAGTTAAACTCTTTTGTGGTGTTGTCATCACAACGGCACTTACAGAGTGTTGCCCACTCTTCGCCCCCCGTGTTAGGGATAGGATGTCCATATTCGTCCTCTTGGAGTGGTGTCACCCTCTTGACCTGCAATATGTGTGGCGCGAATATCATAAAATGCGTATCTTCGGTTTATTGTCGTTGAGTTCGTCTTTTAGCCCGTACTGCTTACATAGGAGATAATAATAGTCCTTTATGCCTTGAATATTCCACGACATAGAAAAACCACTCTCGCTAATTGATGTCGCACGAAGCAAAAGTGATGGAATAAAACGAGCGATAGCAACAGAGATAGCATCAAGCCCATCTGCTGTTACATCATCATCAATATCCATTTTTGCATTGAGAGACATATCCAACAAGTCAGCTTCCGACACTTGTATACCGAAAGACTGAAACTTGTCTGATATGTACTTCCTTACGTTCATTTCGTCAACTTAGTAAGGTCTAAAGTTGTAATAAGCGTCGGGTCTGCAATCTGTGGTATCCACTCTGCGGTGTACTCTAAGTAACGCCCGTTATGGTCACGATTAGCAGCTACAAGCATATCACCATCACCCGTTGGAGTGTAGGTCATGCCAGGCACAGGGTCGGTCTGCTCATACGGCGTGTGGTAGCGCATGTATCCAATCTTCTCTTGTGGCAAGAGGGTGATATGGCCGTCTGCGTAAACCTGCACGTTCTTGCCGTTCTGCTCCTTGACATAGTCATCCTTGATTTCTATAGCAGGGAGACCAATGCCTGTGAACAGGTCAGAAGCTAATGCGGATGTAATCAAACCTGTTGAGAGGTACAACTGATTAGAACCAAGCTGCATTTTAAACATGTCGCCAAACTCCGAAGAGCCGATGATATGCTTAACGAATGTACCACGGCTCATCACCATTTTTGCGTACTTACCGAAGTCAGGGGCAAGCTCATTGAGTTTGTTCATGAGATAAGTAACCATCTTCTTCTTTGTGCCGTCGATAACGTCACTATCATGCAACTCAATAGCATTCATAGGAAGTTCGATGTTGAGGAACTCCGTAGCGTTCTGCTCTGATACAGCCTTGTCCTTGTTGCGAACAGAAGCCTTACCAGTCATAAGGAGGTCGCCAACAACCAAATCCATGCGCTTATGAGCAGCAAGCATAACTTGACGATAATCATCGTAGATAAATGCGATAATGTCGTTAAGTGCTGAAACTTGTCCAGCAGCGTTTGCTTCGTTGTACTTATCGAGCAAGTCCTGCAACTCAGAAAGGCGGTCTACACTCATTTGATAGCGGTCACCAAGATAAGCGACTTCACCATACCCCTCACCAATGTTTCTACGCTCACGGATTGGCTTCTCACCAAACTGCGAGTTGATAGAGCCTGCCATCACGCCACGGACGGAACCGATGTAGTCCTTGAATACTCGTGTGGTGGTCTTACGCCAGTCGAGGAACTCCTGCCAATAGATAGCGTCCGTTCTTGTTTGAAGGACACGATTAATAACTGCACCTACGATAGCAGGCTCGTTAAATAATGATTGAATAGTCAATGTCATAATATGTCCTTTCTTTTACTCGTTAAACTGGAAGTGAGGAAGATTGGCTTTATCCTTTGCAGAGAAAGGAGTTACCAACTTCTCGGGTTCAATCTCAAATGCTCTCTGTAAGAGTGCAACGCAGTTAATGCCGTCTGCAACCTTATGAGTTTCATAAAGTGCGGAGTTAGCGACATTCTTAGGGGTAGTGCCATCTGCTGCCTTAGCCTCAAATAAAACATCACCCGTCTTTAATGCGCCCATAGCTGCACTGAGTGTGAGTTCGTCATACTCTGCCTTTGACTTGTCAATGGCGTTAACTATTGCCCCCTTGGTGCCATTGCCGAGGATAGTTCCCATAACAACGTATGAGCCCTTAGCAATCTTCACTTTGGTGTCAGTTGCACCAACATTCTCCTTTACGAGAACATTCACCACAATCTTTGCGGTCTTTGCCTTGAGGTCGGCTGCAATAGGAGTGAATGAAGGTACATAGCTGCCTACTGCCAATCCTGCGACATCAAGAACGTAATTGCCACGGCGGCGAAGACCAGTAGATACGTCGTAACGCTCTTCCTGCTCTTCTTTAGGTGGCAAATTGTACTTAAATCCTGCCATAAATTACTTTTTGTTTTGTTCTACAATTTCTTGTGTCCCCTTGTTGATTTGTTCAGCAATGGAGTTCACTTCGCTTTTGTGTTCGTGGTTTCCCTCTTCGGGAGACTTTGCGAACTGAAAACCGCTATTCTGCATCTCCTGTTTCAAGTCCGTGAAGTACTGATTAAGGTCTGCATCATCTGCGATTTGTTTGCCCTTGTAGGCAAATTCGGGGATACCAAATGACTTTGCCACCTCGTCAATCTGCGCATTGCGAGCGTCCGCCTTTG